CGGTCCGGCAGGCAAAACTCTAAACGCCCCCAGGAGCACCGCAAATGAGCAATACGTTTGCACCCTTCGGGTTTTCCCAGCATCGCGGCACCGGTTCCGCGCCGACCTACGAGCAGACCCCTCGTAGCATCGCGCTGACCGCCGGCGCCATCTATGCGGGCGACCCGGTTACCAGCCAGGCCGACGGCACCATCGCGCAGTCCGTCGCCGGCACCACTCAGATCGCCGGCATCTTCGTCGGCTGCGAGTATGTCAGCGCAACCCTCAACCGCAAGGTCTGGTCGCCCTATTGGCCGGGCTCCGGTTCCGCGCTGGCGAACACCACCGTCACCGGCTACGTCATCAACGACCCGAACGCGCAGTTCCTCTGCCAGTCGGGCAACGCCGGTTCCCCCGTTGCCGCCACCGACGTCGGCGCCAACATCAACTTCGCCATCGGCACCGGCAATGCGCTGAACGGCCTTTCCGGCGCCTATGCCAACCAGGCGACCATCGCCACCACCGCGACCCTCCCCTTCCGCATCGTCGCCGTGGTGACCGCACCGCCCGGATCGAACGGCACCGACAGCGCCTCGAACGGCAACTGGATCGTCGTTGCGTTCAACAACGTCGACACCAAGTCGCTCACCGGCATCGTGTAATAGGGGAGAACGGATATGGCTGTTAATCTCGCTGCAATCCGCGACCTCCTGCTGCCCGGGCTTCGCGGTGTCACCGGCAAATACGATCAGATCCCGGCCCGCTGGCCGTCGGTCTTCACCAAGGGCAAGTCCAACATGGCGCTGGAGCGCACCGTCTCCATGCGCTATCTGGGCCTCGCCAAGCTCAAGAGCGAAGGTGGCCAGACCTCCTTCGACAACAACGCCGGCGAGCGCTACGTCTACAACCAGGAGCACAACGAAATCGCTCTTGGCTACGCGATCACCCGCAAGGCGATCGACGACAACCTCTACAAGGCGCAGTTCCAGCCTTCGAACCTCGGCCTGATGCAGTCCTTCGCTCAGACCAAGGAAATCTTCGGCTGGAACGTGTTCAACACGGCCAACGTCTACAACCCCTCCATCGCCGGCGACGGCGTCGCGCTCTGCTCGACGGCTCACCCGATCGATGGCGGCACGTTCGCGAACACGCCTTCGGTGCAGGTCGACCTCAACGAGGCATCGCTGCTCAACGCGATGACCACGATCCCGACGACCTACCTGGACAACGCCGGTCTCAAGACCTTCGCCCGCGCGCGCAAGCTCGTGGTGCCGAATGCGCTGGAGCCGGTGGCAATCCGCCTCACCAAGACGGAATTGCGTCCCGGCACCGCGGACAACGACGTCAACGCGATCCTGTCGACCTCGGGCGGCCTGCCGGACGGCTATGTCTGCTCGGAGTTCCTCACCAGCAACTTCGCGTGGTTCCTGCTCACCAACATCGAAGGCTTGCTCTATCTCGAGCGCGTCGCCTTCGAGACCGACATGCAGGTCGACTTCACCACGGACAACCTGCTGGTCAAGGGCTACGAGCGCTACTCGTTCGGCTACAACGACCCCCGTGCCATCTACGGCGCGTTCCCGACCTCGTAACCGGAAAGGAAACAGCATGACGATCACGGCCTTTGCCGGGCCGGCGGTTGTGTTTGGCGGCGGGGTCCCTGGGGGCCTCGCAGCCGACAACAACGCCGATCGCGGCCCTTCGATCTTCGATCAGGGCCAGGCGCTGATGGACCCGCGCGGTCCGTTCGCGTACGTCCCTGGTCAGCGTGCCGGTTCCCCGGTTTACGGGTTCCTCGGCACGACGGCGATCCCGACGCTTTCCGCTGTTCCGGCCGCGCTGGCCGCCAACAACATCGCGGCATCGCAGGTCCCCGTCGCCAATACTGCGCTCACGCTCGTGTCGGCCACCGGCGCCGGCGTGACGGTCGGTCAGTCGATCCAGCGATCCGACAACAACGTGACGGTCACCGGCCTGCTGGCCCTGGATGGCCCGAGCTCCGGCAAAGCCTTCGGCCAGGGGCCGACGGGCAATGGCGGCTCGGTCTATATCTGGGACCCGACGACGCTGGTCGCCCGTGCCGTTCGCGTCGTGTCGGTCGGCAACGACAGCACGGCGACCTTCACGGTTCGCGGCTATGACATCTATTGGTATCCGATGGTCGAGACGATCACCGGCGCCAATGCTGGCACAGCCACGGGCAAGAAGGCGTTCAAGTATATCGCCTCGATCACGCCGGCGGGCACGCTGTCGGGCTCGGCGGTCACGGTTGGCACGACCGATATCCTCGGTCTGCCGATGCGGGCCGATTACTTTGGCGAGTTCGAAGCCAACGTGAACGCGACCTGGATCACCGCGTCGACCGGCTACACTGCGCCGGACGCCACGAGCCCGGCGACTGCAACCACTGGCGATGTGCGCGGCACCTATGCCCTGCAGACCGCATCGGACGGAACCAAACGTTCGATGTTCTTCTCCTCGCCCTCCGTCAACAACATCAGCTCTGCGATCGGCCTCTTCGGCGTGGCGCAGTTCACGAACTTCTGAGGATCAATCCCATGAAAGGCAAAGCAAAGCGTGCTGGTGGCGGTGTCGTCGCGAAAGACCCGTCGCCGAAGGAAGTCTACGCTGGCGGCGGCTCGAACGTCGCCAAGGAAGCCGACGAGCGCAAGGACGGCGGCCGCGTGAAGAAGAAGGAAGGGGGCAAGGTCGGGGGCAAGATGTCCAAGATGCGGCTCGACCGCCCCGGCCGCAAGTCCGGCGGCCGCGTCGGCGCTGATCGCTCCCCGCTCTCGGAAGCCGCCAAGACGACCGGCCCGAGTGCTAAGGAGGGTGACTGACTACGCCGATGGCGGAGCGGTCAAAGACAGGTGGATCGCCGGAGCTGTGAAGCATCCCGGCGCTCTGCACCGTGAGCTCGGCGTTCCCCAGGGAGACAAAATCCCTGAGAAAAAGCTCGCCAAGGCGGCTCATTCGGACAATCCGAAGCTCGCCAAGCGGGCACGCCTCGCCGAGACGCTGAAATCCTTCCACTGACATCGACGGGGGCCTTCGGGCTCCCGTTTCTCTTTCTTCATCAGCGGGTGACCCGATGAACCCTGTTTCCGTCACATACCCGGCCAGCGCGACCGGAGCGCAGACGCCGATCAGCATCGACTGGCGCATCGCGCCCGTGAATGTCGGCTATGCGGTGATCTTCAATGCCGGCGCCAGCGGCAGCATCACGGTCGACCACACCTATGACAATGTGAACGATCCGTCCGTCACACCGGTGTGGTTCTCGTCGAGCGCCATCACGGCGAACACCGAGGGCACGATCACAGTGCCGTACCAGTTCGTCAGGATCACGGTCGGCAGCCTGGCCGGCGGCACCCTGACATTCAAGCTCAATCAGGCCACCCAGATCGGCACGACCTGATGACCACGAGCGGAACGACCGCCTTCAACCCGAGCAGCGGTGAATTCGTCACCTATGCTTACGGGCTTTGCGGCATCCGGCGACCGGCCATCACGCAAGAGCATCTCGTCGATGCCCGCATGGCGGTCAACATCATGCTGGCGGAGTGGAACAACGACACTCCGAACCTGTGGAAGGTCGATGTCGTCGAGGTCGATCTGACCGAGGGCGTCGCGACCTACGACGTCGATCCCGCCACGATCATGATCCTGGACGCCTACATCCGCACCACGGACGGCGCCGGCAATCCAACCGATCGCATCATCTGGCCGATCTCGCGCACCGAATACGCCTCAATGCCCAACAAGGCGCAAGAGGGGCAACCGACGAGCTTCTGGTTCGATCGCCTGCTGGCCCCGACCATCACGCTCTGGACGGTCCCGGACGGCAACGGCCCATATCTGCTGCGCTACTATCAGGTGAGCCAGATATTCGACGTCTCGCTGCAGGGCGGCCAGACCGTCGATATCCCGTCGCGGTGGTTCGGCGCCTTCGTCTGGGGGCTCGCGCTCCGGCTGGCGTACAGCTACGCCGCGGAGAAGATCGCCGTGCTGCAGCCGATGGCGGACAAGGCGCTGCTCAGCGCGATGGAGGGCGACACGGAGAACGTGCCACTCTTCATCTCACCCTCGCTCGGCGGCTATTACGTGAGGTAGCGATGGCGTGGCGCTTCCACGGCCGGGCGCGCACCAGCCCGAGCAACCCGCACGCCTATGCGGTCTGCGATCGGTGCGGCATTTGGCACAACCTCGTTGACCTGCAGTGGCAGTGGCAATGGGCGGGCACCAAGCTCCAGAACCTCCGCATCCTGGTCTGCGAGCGTTGCCTCGACGTCCCGCAGCCGCAGCTGAAGACCCGCATCGTCCCCCCGGATCCGGTTCCGGTGTTC